TGGTCTGCTTGTATGGCATCCCTATCTACAGGGGGTAAAGTAATTGTGGTTTCAACACCAAATGGTTATGACGCAATTTACTATGAGATATATGACCAAGCGTTACGTAATATGAATGACTTCAAAATTACGGAGATGTTTTGGTATCGAGACCCAAGATACACCAAAGATTTATATTTTGTTAAAACAGATAATATTATTCATTTTTTATTAAATAAAGAAGAATATAGTCCTAATGACTTTATTGATTGGGGTAGTAAGTCGTATGATGCTAGAAACTTTGATGATGTTAAATTATTAATGACTGACGGATACAAACCTTGTTCGTCTTGGTTTGAGGCGATGGTTAAGAAATTAAAATACGATAAACGTAAAGTGTCTCAGGAGTTAGAATGTAACTTTTTAGGTTCCGGAGATAATGTGTTTGATTCTCTTATGATGCAAAATATTCGTGAGAATATGATTCTTGAACCTATTAATAAATTAATGGGTAATGCCCTTTGGATTTGGAAGGAACCTGTTGTCGGACATAAATATATTATGGGTGTCGATGTTTCTCGTGGGGATTCAGAAGATTTTAGTTCATTCCAAATTGTGGATTTTGATACGATGGAACAAGTTGCGGAATATGTGGGTAAGTTACCACCAGATACAATGGCAGAAATCTGTCATAAATGGGCAACAATTTATTCTTGTTTTATAGTTATAGATATTACCGGGGGGATGGGTGTTTCAACTTCAAGAAAACTTCAAGAAATGAATTACCGAGATTTATATGTTGATGGTATTGACATATCAAATAAATGGAAATACGACCCAAAGGCCATGGATAAAATCCCTGGATTAAACTTTAACAATAAAAGGGTTCAGATTATAGCATCGTTTGAAGAGGCGATGAGACATAAATTTAGAATTTATAGTGCTCGGTTATATAATGAAATGAATACCTTTGTATATATAAATGGTCGTCCTGACCACCAAAAAGGACATCACGATGATTTAATCATGTCGATTGCTATGGCAACATATGTTGCGGAATCTTCTTTTAGCCAATTAACTAAAGTTACGGAACAAACTAAAGCTATGTTAAATTCTTGGTCTGTTAGTAATAATGAATCAATAAAGGAGAATATTAATTTTAACCCTGTGATACCCCATTATCAAGATAGAATCAATCAATTTAATGGACAACAAACTAGTCGTGAGGATTATCAGAAATATGGATGGTTATTTGGGGGAATGTAATATTTATTTAAAAAGAGTGAATGGGTATCTCAGATAGAAAAAGAAGTATTGATGTTTCCGTAAATATTAATCTTGATTTTAACGAAGAAAACAAACCAAATAATTTTATTGTTGAAAATAATTTTAAATCAGGTTTTTTTGTTAGTAGAAAAAAATCGGGTAATATTATTGCGGGGTCAAAACTTAATGTTGAAGGTCAAGGTATTTTTAATGTTAAAGGTGGTGATAATTCTATTATTATAAAACATTTCCCTAAACCTACACCTGTAAGTGAAGGTTTAAAACCAACACCAACTCCAAGTGTTACACCAACAAATACTCCGACACCAAGTGTTACACCTACTGTCACACCTACACCAACAACGTTATATTGTGATATAAATTATTATGTACCATCAACACCTACGCCAACAGTAACTCCAAGTGTTACACCAACAAATACACCAACGCCAACATTAACTCCTACTGTGACACGAACACCAACGGTAACCCCAAGTATCACACCAACCAAAACTGTCACACCTACGGTAACTAAAACACCTAACGCTAGTCCTAATCCGACACCTAGTCCTACACCTACCCACACAACAACACCTACGGTTACACCAACAAATTCAATGACACCAACACCAACACCAACAAATGTGGTTACTTGTAATTGTTTAACATTTATTAACACTTCAAATAAGGTTTTACCGTATGAATATGATGATTGTAATGGTAACCATGTTAATCGTACAATAAGTGGATTCCAAACAATAACAGTTTGTGGTACAAATCCATTATCAACCAAACAGGTTGAAATTACTATTGGTGTTTGTGATGAAACTTGTATTGTTGATTGTTTTGAATATACGATAACATTAGATACAGAGAACCCATGTGTGTTTGAATTAACACCTTGTTGTGATACACGAATAACCTCACCGTATGTTTTAACACCTTCAGAAGGTGTTATCACATTCTATTCAACAACATACCCAATTATTCTTGATGGTAGTGGTGTTATTGAAGATACCGGAGTTAATTGTGTTTTAACCTGTGATACATATGATATAAATTCACAAGTTGGTAGTAGAATAACATTTGAACCTTGTTGTGGAGAATTAAAAACATCACCATATGTGATAACTGATGATATACAACCAATTCAAATATGTTCATTAATAAAACCAACCAGTAATGATGAAACTAGTAAAATCTTTAATATGGGTATATGCCCATCTTGTTAAAAATAAAAAATTATGATAGTATTAAATAGTAATAATTTTAACGGAGAATTATGTAATATAATTTATTACCCCCTAACTGGTGGAACAATTTACTTGGGTGTAAATGTGTTACCTTACATATATGATTCTGAATATATATATGGTTTATTTGATATTAATTTTTTCACAATAAGTAGAGATTGTACATTAACGATTGAATCCCCATATGTTACCTTAACACCAACCCCAACAGTTACTCAAACCCCAACTAATACAGTAACGCCTAGTATTACGGTAACACCGACTGTTACCCAAACTAACACCCCAACTAATACTGTAACACCCACGGTAACTAGAACACCTGGTGGAACACCTGAACCAACACCAAGTATAACACCAACAAATACCCCGAGTGTAACTCCAACTATCACACCAACTAATACAACAACTCTAACACCTACCGTAACCACAACGACAACTAACACACCAACACCTACCATAACACCGTCACCAACACCTTTACCGGTATTTAAATCATTATGGAAAACATCATTAACTTCTACTCTCTCAACTAACGCATATACAGTTCAATTACCATATCTTGTTTCAGGAACCTATAGTGGGTTTATTGATTGGGGGGATGGAAGTATTTCAGCAAACACATATTCAAATAGAACTCACACATACTCAACATCAGGAAATACTTGGTTAATTAAAATTTCGGGTGTAATAAATGGGTGGAGTTTTACTACAGGTATTGATAGTACCAAAATAATTGAAGTATTACAGTGGGGGCCTTTAAAATTAAATTACCAAGCTGGATTTGCGGGTTGTTTTAATTTAACATTATTAAATGTTGTGGATGTTTTAGATTTTTCATATTCTGGTAGTGGTGTACAATGTTTCGCATATTGTTCTAATTTAACAACAATAAATAACGTAAATTCTTGGGATATGTCAAATGTTACTGAGATGACGGAAATGTTCGTAGGGGCTTATAATTTTAATGATGATATATCAAATTGGAATGTTTCGGGAGTTACTAATATGTCCAATATGTTTCAAAACACATATAGTTTTAATCAAAATATTGGTTCTTGGAATGTTTTTAATGTTTTAAATATGTCGGGTATGTTCCAATATTCGTCATTTAATAATGGTAACTCAACATCGATTAATAATTGGAATCTTGCAAGTGTTACGAATATGAGTTATATGTTTTACAACACAACCAATTTTAATCAAAATATTGGTTCTTGGAATACTTCAAATGTTACTAACATGGATTATATGTTTTTTAACTCAACATCTTTTGACCAAAATATTGGTTATTGGAATGTTAGTAATGTAACAAGCATGATAAGTATGTTTAAGGGTGCTACAAATTTTAATAATGGGTTAAGTCCATCAATTTATTCTTGGGACACTTCAAAAGTAATTAGAATGGGGGGAATGTTTCAATACGCTAAATTATTTAATCAAGACATTGGTGGTTGGGATATGAGAAAAGTTATAAATATTACCTCCATGTTTTATGGGGCAACCCAATTTAATAACGGTAATACTGACACTATTAAAAATTGGATTATTACTGGAGCAACCGCTTTAAGTAATATTTTTCTAAATGCAACTAATTTTAATCAACCAATTGGTAATTGGGATGTGTCAAGAATAACCTCCTTGGAAAGTGCGTTCTTTAGTGCCACAACTTTTAACCAAGACCTTGGAAATTGGAATGTTTCAAAGGTAACTACTTTCACCAATTCATTTCGGGATTCGGGATTCAATAATGGAAATTCTCCATCAATTAGTGGTTGGACTATAAATACAACAAATAATGTACTTATGAATGCGATGTTTTATGGTTCACAATTTAACCAACCTATCGGTAATTGGAATGTTTCAAAAGTTACAAATATGACTTCTATGTTTAATTCAACACCATTTAATCAACCAATTGGTTCTTGGAATGTTTCGGGAGTTACCGATATGGAGTCAATGTTTAGTAACTCAACATATAATCAACCATTATCTGGATGGAATGTTTCAAATGTTAGTTATTTTAATAATATGTTTGGTAATTCAATATTTAATCAACCAATAGGTAATTGGAATGTATCGAAAGCAACTAATATGTCATATATGTTTCAATATTCACAATTTAATCAACCTATTGGAAATTGGAACATATCCGGTGTAACTAATTTTAATTTCTTTATGTTAAATAAAACTACATCAACATTATCATCGTCAAATTTAGATAATATTTATAATGGTTGGGTAACCAAAAATCCTCAGATAGGTATAACAATCACTTTTGGTTCCGCTAAACATACATCAGGAAGTACCGCAAATAAAAATATATTAACCTCAACATATGGTTGGTCTATAACAGATGGTGGAGTAATATAGAATAAATCAAACTATTTATATAAGTAAAAATATATTTAAATTTAAAATATGGAAAATAATCAAAATAATGATTTAACAGTTTGGCAGAGACTATCTAGGTCTTTTGGTCCAAACTCGTTATTGAATCAGGACTACCCAACATACACATTAGATAAGAAGGAATTATTAAAAACAACTTCTAAGGATGAGTATGAAAGGGAAAAATTACAAGCACAACAAACATATTACTTAGCAAACCAATGGACCAAGATTGAAAGTAATCTTTATACCCAAGCGGTTTATTATGAACCAACTCGTTTAGCGTCTTTTTATGATTATGAATCGATGGAATATACACCTGAGATATCAGCGGCTTTAGACATTTATGGTGAAGAATCAACAACCGTGGATGAGAATGGTTATATGTTACAAATTTATTCAGAATCAAAACGAATAAAATCAATTTTAGCTGATTTATTTAATAACGTATTAGATATTAACACAAACTTAACTATGTGGACAAGAAATACTTGTAAATATGGTGACAACTTTGTTTATTTAAAATTAGATGCCGATAAAGGTATTGTTGGTTGTATGCAATTACCAAATATTGAAATAGAACGTTTGGAGAGAGGTATGGCAGCAAAATCAGCCAATATTGAGGAACCAGCCGAAAACAAAGGATTAAGATTTAAATGGAAAGCAAAAGATATGGAGTTTAACTCTTGGGAGATTGCTCATTTCCGTTTATTAGGTGATGATAGAAAACTTCCTTACGGAACCTCTATGTTAGAGAAAGCTAGACGTATTTGGAAACAATTATTATTATCTGAGGATGCGATGTTAATTTATAGAACATCAAGAGCACCTGAAAGACGTGTATTTAAAGTATTCGTTGGGAATATGGATGATAAAGATGTTGAAGCATATGTACAACGAGTTGCGAACAAATTTAAACGTGACCAAGTTGTCGATTCTAAAACAGGAAATGTTGATATGAGATTCAACCAAATGGCTGTTGACCAAGATTATTTTATACCCATTAGAGACCCTGCTGCCGCATCACCAATTGAGACGTTACCGGGAGCAACAAACTTATCAGAAATTGCTGATATTGAATATATTCAAAAGAAATTATTAACCGCTCTTCGTGTTCCTAAAGCATTTTTAGGGTTTGAAGAAACCGCTGGTGATGGTAAAAATTTATCGTTGATGGATATCCGTTTCGCAAGAACAATTAATAAAATTCAAAAATCTATGATAGCCGAATTAAATAAAGTCGCTATTATACATTTATTTTTATTAGGGTTTGAAGATGAATTATCTAATTTTACATTAGCGTTAACCAACCCATCATCTCAAGCGGATTTATTAAAAAACGACCTTTGGAAAGAAAAAATCGCATTATATCAACAAGCTGTTGCGGCAATTGCTGGTATTGCTCCGGTATCTGTATCATGGGCTAAGAAACATATTTTAGGATTCTCTGATGAGGAAATCAAACTTGATTTACAACAACAACGAATTGAGATGGCTGTTGGTGCAGAATTAACAAACACAGCAACAATTATAACACATACAGGTATTTTTGATAATATCGATAAATTATATGGTAATGCTACATCCGGAGCAACTGCCGGTGCTGCACCATCATCCCCACCACCACCGGGTGGAGGAGGATTTGGCGGAAGTAGTGACTTTGGAGGGATGGAAGATTTAGGAGCACCTGAAGCCGGAGGAGCACCTGAAGCCGGAGGAGCACCTGAAGCATCACCCGGTCCAACACCAGGAGGTGAGGCTGAAGTAACACCTGAGTCATTTAAACGAGATAATTTAAAAATATTAGTAGAACAAGGTTCTTTAACTGAAGATGAATCCTACATTGATTTATCAAGAGG